AGGGGCAACATTCAAGAAAACAACATACCGGGATAAGAAGACCGGGGAAAAGGTCACCGTGATGGGCGGCAGGCACAGTATAGGCGAAGGATACCTGAACGACATGGAGAAATATAACACCGCGACAGTGATGGGGTGGAAGGTTTTGAGGGTCACTCCGGGGAGGCTTGTTGTATCCGAGACAATAGACCTTATCGGTATGGCCATCAGGTGTGAATAAATATTGTACGCAAAAAAGGTTTGTAATAAAAACCTTTAATATATTTGTGAATAATATGCTCTTTACTTTCTTAAAACTTGGGCCACTGTGAAGCGCCCCCTTTCGGGGATATAGCTCAGTTGGTAGAGCAGTGGACTGAAAATCCACGGTCAGCAGTTCGACTCTGTTTATTCCCACAGCCCGTCTGTAAGAGGCTAAGTAGCGTTTGCCCCGTCAGGGTAAGGGTGGGCTCTGAAATAAGTCAGTATGTTGTGCAGGCGGGTAGGAAATATGTGGCTGCGTACTGATGGAGTGGCCTGCCTTTAGTTACATAGGGCCATTTCAGGGAAAGACTGGCGCTCCGGAAAGACGGGGATTTTTAAACGAAAAAATACGCTATGGCAAAAACTACTAAAACAAAAATTGACCAATTAATCCCGGACAATATGAATGCCAATAAGGGCACAATGTTCGGCCGAACTTTAATTGAAAAATCACTAAAGGATCTAGGGGCAGGCAGGTCAGTTTTGCTCGATAAGAATAACCGCATAATCGCCGGCAATAAGACAATTGAGAATGCAGCTGCTATCGGCTTGGAAAACGTGATCATCGTCGAGACTACCGGGGATCAGATTGTCGCAGTTAAGCGTACAGATATAGACTTAGACTCAGAAAAGGGGCGGGCCCTCGCAATAGCTGACAATGCAACTTCGAAAGCAAATCTGGAGTGGGATAAGGATGTTATTGCGGGAATTAAAGAGGAGTGGAACGTCAACCCGGATGACTGGGGAATTGATATGCCGGCCGACCCGAATGAAGATACACCCGAGGAAAAGTCTTTTACCCCAACATTTAAGTTTGAAGTGGAGTGTAAGACAGAGAGTGAAAGAAATAAGCTAATGTCAGAGCTTTTAGGACGCGGGTTTAAGTGTACGGACGATTATTGATCAATAAATCATGTCTAAGTATAGTAAAAAGATAGTAAAGAAAATATGTGACCTTATAGAGGCCGACAGCTATACTATTGCCGAAATATGCTCAGCCTCAGGTATTCACATTGACACGTTTTACGATTGGTTTAAGAGAAAACCCGAATTTTCCGAAGCAGTCACGCGCGCGCGCGAAAGGTTTGACGATATTATAGTAAAGGAGGCAAAGAACTCCCTTCGTAAAAAAATAAACGGGTACACTGTTCAGGAGAAAAAAATTGTGTATGTCGAGGGAAGAGATGAAAAACCTAAGATTAAAGAGAAAACCACAATAGACAAACATTATCAACCAGATACTGAAGCCATAAAATTTGTTCTGACAAATAAGGCCAAGACCGAGTATAAAAATATTCAAACTAATGAGCATACCGGCAAAGACGGGTCTTCCCTCGACCTTGCTTTATTGTCAAGGGAAGAGCGGGAGGTGCTTTTAAAAATTGGGCAAAAAGTTTTAAATGGATCAGGGCAGTAATATAGCGGAAATTGCGCTTCAGGTAGTCGCGGACGAGTGTAGAAATGACCTTTTTTACTTTGTTCAGACATTCTGGGACGTCATTATACCTGAAGAGCCTTTTTATAACTGGCATATACCGTATTTATGTCAGGAGCTGCAGGATCTTGCCTCCTATGTGATAAAAAGGGAAAAGAAACCGTATGACGTAATTATAAACATTCCACCAGGCACAACAAAGTCAACGATAACAACAATAATGTTCCCTGCATGGATTTGGACTGTAGATGCTACGATAAGAATTATTACTAATTCGTATAGTGCGGACCTTTCAACGGAGCACGCCATAAAGAGCAGGGATATAATCACAAGCGATAAATACCAAACATTATTTCCAAACGTGAAGCTTAGACGCGACAAGTCCGGTAAGGAGAGCTATGAAAACACAAAGACCGGAGCCAGGTACACAACGTCTACCGGAGGAGCTATAACGGGAAAGCACGCTCATATAATTATCAACGATGACCCTGTTAATCCAAAACAAGCCCTTTCAGATGCGCTTAGGCTAACCGCTAATGAGCATCTTCAAACACTTTCATCCCGTAAAGTTAATAAAGCAAATACCCCTATGATTACTATAATGCAACGACTGCATGAGGAAGATCCAACCGGGTACCAACTAAAGAAAAAAGGGCAAAAAATAAGGCATATTTGCTTACCCGCAGAGCTTTCCGAGTATGTCAAACCCCTTGAGCTAAAAACTAAATATAAAGATGGATTGCTAGACCCGGTAAGATTATCGAGGGACGTACTTGAGGAGGCGAGAGTTGATCTCGGTAGTAGAGCCTACGCAGGGCAATACGATCAGGCTCCAGTTTCCCCGGGGGGTAATATCATAAAGGAGTCATGGTTTAGGACAATTACTCTTGCCAGTTTTAAAGCAATAAAAGGTAGAAGCGTAACTCATTTTTTTATCGACACGGCGTATGACGAAAAAAAGAAAAAGACAGATAACGACCCCTCGGCGATTATTGGCGCATGTAAAATTGATAATAACATGTACATACATGCCGCTCAAAAGGTGTATAAAAGGTTTCCTGACCTAATTAAATTTTTGCCAGACTTTGCCGACGCCAACGGTTATACACCTCTATCAACACTCAGAATTGAGCCAAAAGCAAACGGGCGCTCTGTCGTTCAGCAGCTTCAGGACAATACAGCGCTAAATGTTACTGAAACTCCAACCCCGTTAGACTCAAAAGAGGTAAGGTTAAATGCCACTTCACCGAAGGTTGAGTGCGGTCGTGTCTACCTGGTAGAGGGCGAGTGGAATGAGGAACTTATTACCGAGGTTTGCGGATTTCCGAATAAGCCGCATGACGAGTATGTGGACCTGCTTGGCTACTCGATTGACTATTTCCTGAATGGGGAAGCAGGTGAAATGACAGATGACGAAGCGCAGAGCTACGAAGATTTACTATACTAATAATTTAAAGAGTTAATATTATGAAGATTGAAGATTTGTTTAATAGCGACAAGACACCAGCGCAAATGGTGGCAGAGCTGAAAAGGAAGAGTATTGATATTCCAAAGTGGTCCGAGCTTGAAAAGGAGTACGACCCTAAAAAGCACCCGGTAATGGATAAAAAACTTTACCCTGATAGAATGAAAAAGGGTGTTGAAGAAAAGGTATCAAGAATAACATTTGGACTTCAAAAATTGGCTACAAAAAGAATGACGGCCATGATGTTTGGAATTCCGGTCAGGAGGGTCTACGGGGTAGACGGTGAAGACCAGAAAAAGGTGGCAGAAATAATGGAGAAAATATTTGAAAAGGCAAGGATTAGCTCCGTTAACCTAAAGAGGTTTAAAATGTATTTTGCTGCTTGCGAAATGGCCTCTATCTGGTATATGAAGGAGGAGGAGGAAGAGCACGACGATTACGGTGAGCCTACAAAATATAAGCTCAGGATAAATAGTTTTTCCCCAATGAATAAATACGAAATTTATCCGTATTTTGACGAGTATTTGGACCTTATAGCTCTTTCATTCGAGTATCAAAGGGTAGAGGGTGATAAGACCCTTACTTACTTTGATTGTTATACAAAGGACATTCATAGGAGGTTTGTTCAAGATGGTAGCGTATGGGCTAACGTGGCAGACTCTGAGGAGGATGTTATCAACGAAAAAATTCCGGGGCAGTACATCTGGAGGCAGGAGCAAATATGGGAAGATACTTCCAATAATATATACGAGATTGAGTGGGCCTTTAGTAGATCCGGAAACTATATTCGTAAGAACGCTAAACCTGTTTTTGCGATGTTTACAGAGGGCAAACCCAACGGAAATACCGAAAAACCATCAAACGACGAAGATAGGGCTGTGCTCAGATTTGGCAAAGGCGAAGATGCAAAATACCTGGACTGGCCGCAGGCTACTGAGAGCCTTAAATTCTTTTACGAAACCATATACAGGCAATACTTTACCCAGATTCAAAACGCAGATATTTCTTTTGACAATATGAAGTCACTGCCTATGTCAGGGGAGTCTCGTAAAATGATGTTTATTGATATCCTTTTAAAGGTTATAGACGAAATGGGGGACGTCATAGAGTTTCTAGATAGGGAGGTTCGCGTTGTCAAGTCGATGATGATAGTTATGTATCCCAAGTATAAAGACGCAATTAATAAGCTGGGAGTTAAAAACATCATTACTCCTTTCACCATTGAGGAAAAGAACGAAAAAATTGAGTCGCTTTCAACAGCAAAGATGGCCGGATTTCTTTCAACCGAAAAGGCAGTTACCGAAGCTGGCTTTGTTCAGCTATCCGAGGTTAGGGAAGAGGTTGAAAGAATTAGAAACGAAGAAATTAAATCGTTGAATGGGGCGTATGACCTTAATACTCAGCAATAGTTAAGCTATAAAGAGCGATTAAGTAAAGATTAAACAATATGGTTTTAAAACTATCAACGGACTGGGACGGGGTCCACCGTCGTAATATAGAAAATTACTCAAAACAAGTTGACGCCATACTTGCTGACCTTGCTAGGGAGGCAGCCAAGCTTGGCATATTCGGGAAAAACAGTGCCAGCCCATTTACTTTTGATAAGCATCCTCAATTAAAGAAAAGATTTGATTTACTACTTGAGGAAACGTTGAAAGGGATTGATGTTATAATATCTGCAGGGGAAGAGATTGAGTGGGATCTGGCCAACTCTAAGAATAACGATATAGTAAAAACATTGTTTAAGGGCATAAATTACGCCCCGCCCGATAAGTATCTGCAACGGAATATAAGTGCCTTGGAAGCATTCCAAAAACAAAAAATTGATGGTTTAAGGCTGAGTGATAGGGTGTGGGGGCTGAAAGGCCAAATAAAGCAGGAGCTAGAAATGGGTATTGATATCGGCCTTGTACAGGGAGACTCTGCCGAGAAGATGGGTAAAAGTCTTAGAAAATACCTTAACGAACCAGAAAAATTATTTCGTAGAGTAAGAAACGAAAGGGGGACATTACATCTTTCCAAAAATGCGGCAGCCTACCACCCAGGGCAGGGTGTATATAGATCCTCCCGGGCAAATGCCCTAAGGCTGACGCGAACAAATACAAATATGTCTTATAGATCATCCGATAATGAGAGGTGGCAACAGTTGGACTTTGTACTTGGGTACGAAGTAAGGCGCTCAAATAACCCGTACCCGTGCCCAGTTTGTGAAGCTCTAAAAGGGAAGTACCCCAAAAACTTTGTTTTTATAGGTTGGCACCCCAATTGTAGATGTTTCGCAGTTGCAATAGTTGCTAAGATTGAGGAGCTTATTGAGCAGCAGCTAGCATTTATCGAAAGCGGAAAAACCCCAACATACCAAGGATTGATAACCAATGTTCCAGATAATTTTTCGAATTGGCTATCAAACAACTCCGATTCACTTAATAGAAGCTACCAAAACGGCACGTACCCCTATTTCCTGAAGCTTAATAAGGAGTTTGTATCAAAAATTGTAGTTTTCTAAATTGTTCTTTATTTATGAAAAAAATAAAAAAGTACCCATTTTTGGAATAAATTCCTTATTTTTAAACAAAGAATCGCGAAAAAGTATCTTTTATCGTAA